CTGAACACCCGGCGACACAAGCTGAAAGAGTACCGGAAGAAACTGATGGAATCCGATGATTCTGATCCTCTGGAGGTAGAAGTAGTCACCGATCAGATCGATGCCATGCACACGTATATGATCGCCATCCTTGACCGGTGCAGGCTGTTTAGCATCGACCTGGCAGAAGTGGAGAAGGAAATCAAATGAGTACACTGGCTATCGATATCGAAACCTACTCCGAGGTAGACCTGACAAACACATCGGTCTATCGGTATGCGGAAGACCCTTCTTTCGAGATTCTGCTCTTCGGATACGCTTTCGATGACGAGCCGGTGACAGTGATCGATGTAGCCGCCGGAGGCATCCCGAACAGCCTCCTGATGGCTCTCACAGATCCCGGTATCATCAAAACCGCCTACAATGCCTCTTTCGAGCGCACGTGCCTATCCGCGTACATGAGAAAGCTGGGCCTGCTGGAAGGTTTCCTGCCGCCCGAACAGTGGCACTGTACCATGGTTCACGCCTTGAGCTGTGGCCTGCCCCGGTCTTTGGCCGAGGTGGGCCAGGCCCTGGGCCTGTCAGAGGACGAGGCCAAGATGAAGGAAGGGAAACAGCTGATCCAGTGGTTCTGCAAGCCCTGCAAGCCCACACAGGTGAACGGTGGCAGGACACGGAACCTCCCCCAGCACGATATGCGGAAGTGGCTCACCTTCCAAGCGTACAACGCCCAGGATGTGGTAGCCGAGAGAGCTATCGCCCGGATACTGGCTGACAAGCCCGTCCCGGAAGCCGAGTGGGAAGCCTACTGGCTGGATCAGCGCATCAATGACCGGGGTGTACTGGTGGATCAGAAGCTGGTGCAGAACGCCATCAAAATCTCCGAGGAGCACACGGCAGCGCTGAGAGCCGAGGCCGAGCAGATCACCGGTCTGGAGAACGTGAACAGCGTGGCCCAGCTCAAAGACTGGTTAGGTGTGAAGGGAAGCCTGGACAAAAAGGCCATAAAGGCCATGCGGGAAAAGGGCAAACTGGATCTGAAGCAGGATCGCCTGCTGGCTATCCGGCAGGAGCTGGGAAAAACCAGCGTAAGCAAATACGAAGCTATGCAGAGAGGAGTTTGTCATGATGGTCGCATCCGTGGACTGTTTCAGTTTTATGGGGCTAATCGCACTGGACGCTGGGCGGGAAGACAGGTACAAGTTCAAAACCTGCCCCAGAATCATATATCTGACCTCGACACAGCCAGAAATATCGCGCTTGCGGGAGATCGAGAGACGCTACAGCTACTTTATGGAGCCGATAAAGTTCCAGACACACTATCCCAGCTCATCCGAACTGCTTTTGTTGCTGAGAACGGACGAACCTTTGCAGTTGCAGATTTCAGCGCCATCGAAGCCCGGGTACTGGCTTGGCTGGCTGACGAGGAATGGCGGATGGAAGTGTTTCGAGAGGGCCGGGATATCTACTGCGCTTCCGCATCCCAAATGTTTAAAGTCCCCGTAGAGAAGCACGGGATCAACGGCCACCTGAGACAGAAGGGAAAGATCGCGGAACTTGGCTTGGGCTATGGAGGCTCTGTCAATGCTCTTATCAACATGGGTTCTCTGGAGATGGGGCTACAGGAAGAGGAACTGAAGCCGATAGTCACAGCCTGGCGAGACTCTAACACGAACGTGGTGGAATTCTGGTGGGAGGTAGACCGCATGGTCAGGGAAGCCATCGGAAACCCCGGAACCGTCCAGCAACTGGAATGCGCGGGTGGTCGGGTGACCCTGGCAGCACAGGTAACAAGAAAACTGCTTAACATTCAGCTCCCTTCCGGACGGTACATCAGGTACTTTAAACCGTCTATCGAGCCTAACAGATGGAGTACAGAGAGCATCTGGTATGCCGGGATGGACGCAGGGAAGTGGGGCCGGATCGAAAGCTATGGCCCGAAGCTGGTCGAGAACATCGTCCAGGCTACTTCCCGGGACTGCCTGCGGGACGCCATGATGCGAGTGGCCGAAGTTTTCCCTGCTATCGTGATGCACGTGCATGACGAGATGATCGTGGAGGTTCCTAAAGAACGGGCAGAAGACGCTTTGAAGTATATGCAGGATTGCATGGGTAAACCGATCCCGTGGGCACCCGGACTGCTGCTCCGTGGAGACGGGTATCTGACGGATTACTATCGTAAAGACTGACTTAAATAACACCTTAAAGGAGAAAAACAATGCTTAGAGAACTGCGCGAAGCCTGGAGAATGGTGAAGATCTCCAAAGAAGACGGTTATACCGGCCCCTTTGTTGTCCTTCGGGAGCCGATGATGGTGGAAATGCAGCAGGTGTATGGCCGGGTGGTAGCCGAGAACAAGCACTACCAGGAAGCCATCCATGACGCGATCCAGGGCTATTCGATCTGCAAATACTGTGAGGACTATGAGGAGTGCAAGGCCCGGAAAGACTGGAAGGATGAAACCTGCGATGACTTCATGCTCCGTTTCCCCGACACGGATGAATGCATGAGCTGCTTTAACGAGCTGTACCGGGTCTGCGACAGAAACTGCCATGAGGGGTGAAGTGAGATGACAGATCCTACAAACTGGTTGTATGGGTGGCTACTTGTCGGTGGTTTTGTTGGCAGTTTTATTCAGCCAATCTATGCGTGGGCGCAAATTGATGCTTTTTCATTTGCTGTAGCTTTTTGGTTTGCACGGACATTTTACGAAAATTATTGTGATCAGCTTAATTGCGCTGGGCTGATTATAGGGACAGCATTTATTTCGATATTCGTTCTTCCCGGATCAATTTTCATTCTGGTGGTAACAGCATCTATAAAGCTAATGAATAACCTGTGGAACTTATTTAAATATGTATTCAGGAGAAAGGACGGTGAAGTGGAATGACTGATGACCAGATCAAATCCTATGAGAAGAGACTGGAAGAGCAGGAATCTGTGATTGAATCCCTCAAGTCGGATCTGAATGAAACACTTACAGAGCTGGTAACCCAGAGCAACTCCTACGAAAAGAGACTGAAAGCCCGGGACACAGAGATCGATATGCTTAGACGCTTCCTGGCGTCACTGAGCTTTCATCACAAGAGCAAAGACTTCATGTTCGTCAGTGACCGGGCCAAGGTATGCACCTGCGGAAAGCATCCCGTGATCGTGCCGTATGTACTTGATTCCACCTGCTGGGTGGCACAGTGCAAGAACTGTGCAAGCAGGACGGTAGAAGCCGCTTCCCCGCTCCAGGCTGTCCGGTACTGGAATGAGGACAACCTAACCGAGGACACCAAGCTGATGCGGAAGCCCCGCGACCTGGACAAAGGCGGTATCGATCACCTGGCCGCAGCGCTGAAGAAGGGAGCTATCAAAGACCTGCTGTGGGCTGAAAAAAATAAATGCCTGGATTCCAAGATCGCGGAAGAAGCCAGATGGTGGCTCAAAAGAGATCCCAAGCTGATCAAGGACATCGAATCAGGTGCCATGCGTAAACGGATAGAAGCTATGAACGAAGCTGAGAAAAAGGAGCTTGAAGATGATCTGCATTGAGAAAGAACCGGTTATGAAAATTGTTTCCATGCTGGAGCAGATGCTTAAAACCACCAAGGTATCCAAAGCTATTCAGAAGGACTTTGTGGAGCTTGTCCGGATGAAGCTGGATGGCCTCCCTGTGATAGACACGGAGTATGTAGACCCGGATACCTTCACCACTCCGAAGACCGACATGGTGGAGGAGCTGGAGCCTTTAATCCCCTACGGCAGCATAGGCAAGCCGAACTACTATTGTGGTAACTGCAAGACCCGGGTGAAGCAGAAGGATCACTACTGCCGGAAATGTGGATACACTTTCCGGAAAAAGGAGGAAGGATGATCATGTGGTGGGCGCTGGCCGTCATCATCGTCATCGGGCTGGTCTACGCAGTCGCGGTGATGCTGGAATTCTACTGGTTTGAAAAAGAGCAGGAAGAGCTGGAAGAGGCTATGCGGTTCATGGGGCCTGACGAGAACACCTGCGTCATGTGCGGAAGACCTATCCCGGAGGGTCGCATGGTCTGCGATGAATGCGAAAAGAAGGTGGATGATTACTGATGCCTGATATTACGATCTCAGTGGGTGAGTCTAAAAAGGCCACCCGCTGGGTACCCAAGACCGTCAGCTGGGAGCGGCTGGTGCGGAAGCTATCCACGCCCATAGTTACCAGCGAGACGGTAGCCGAGTATGCTGCCATGACAAAGGATCAGCGCGGCGAGGTGAAGGATGTCGGAGGCTATGTGGGCGGCAGGATCGAGGGCGGGGTACGCCGGGCCGGGAACATCAGCGACCGACAGCTGATCTGCCTGGACGCCGACTATGCAGATATGGGCCTGTGGGAGCTGTGGGACATCATGGTTGGCAAGGCCTGCCTGATGCATACCTCCCACTCCCATACCCCAGAACAACCCCGACTGCGCTTCGTGATCCCGCTGTCACGGGCGGTAAGCGCTGCGGAGTATGAGCCTATAGCCCGTAAGCTGGCCCAGCTCATGGACATCAATGCCTTTGACGATACCACCTATGAGGCGTCACGGCTCATGTTCTGGCCGTCCGTCAGCGTGGACGGGGACTTCGTGGTCAAGGTGTATGACGGGGACTGGGTGGATCCGGATGCCATCCTGGCGATGTACGACAACTGGCAGGATATGCGAAGCTGGCCCACCTCTGAGCGCCAGACCACCGCGATCACCAGGATGGGCCGCCTCCAGGGTGACCCGCTCACCAAGCCCGGGATCGTAGGTGCTTTCAACCGTGCCTACAGTATCACCGAGGCCATCGAGAAATTCCTGCCAAGCGTATACACCCGGGTGACGGATGACCGGTGGACATATGCAGCTGGCTCCACGACCGGCGGCGCGGCGATCTACGACAATGACACGTTTATCTACAGCCACCACGCAACAGACCCGATCAGCAACCGCCTGTGCAATGCTTTCGACATGGTACGCATCCACCTCTACGGCGATCAGGACAAGGGCAGCGATGCGGATATCGCCAACCTCCCGTCAGTCAACGCTATGAAAAAAATGTGCCAAACAGACGAGAAGGTACGCGGGGAGCTTGCGGAAGGTGTGCTCCAGACCCCGGAAAGCGTTTTCGACAAGAAGGCCGATCTGGAGGTATTCAAAGGTGACCTGACCGAGATAGGCTTATCCGTCATGCTCTCAGACACCTACGGCTATGGCGTGATGCGGAACAAGGCTTTCGGCTGGCTCTTCTGGGACGGTGTGCGCTGGCTCCTGGACGCGGATGCCGAAGCGGCCATGCTGATGATGAAATTCACGGATGATCTGTACAGCAACGCCCGGGCGAAGATGGCGCTGGCTGACGATAAGGAAAGCAAGGTCCAGGCCGCCCGGGAGTTTGCCACTGTGTGCAAGCTCCGCACGGCTCCGGGCATCAGTCACCTGACCACGATCCTCAAGAGCATCGCGGACGAGCCGCGGACGGACAGCTTCGATGCTGACCCATGGGCGCTCAATACGCCTGACGGGATCATCGACCTGCGGACGGGTGAGCTTGGCCCCCACGACCCGAAAGCACGGTGCACCAAATGCACAGCGGTCAGCCCAGGGCTGCAGGGAGCCGCTCAGTGGGCCGACTTCATCGACCATATCACGGGCGGGGACGAGGAGTTCGCTACGTACCTCCAGACGCTGGCCGGGATGGCTGCCGTGGGCAAGGTGTATGAGGAGGGCCTGGTGATCAGCTATGGCAAGGGTGGCAACGGCAAATCAACCTTCTTCGGAGTGCTGAAAGCGGTTTTCGGGGACTACGCCAAGGCCATCAATGCTGATGTGCTGGTACCTCTGCGGGGTAGCAGGCCAGACCAGAGCTACATAGCCGCGCTCCGTGGCGTCCGGCTGGCCATCCTGGGCGAGACAGACGAGGCCGCCTCCATGTCCGTTGCCCAGCTGAAGCGCATCACCAGCCGGGATACGATCAGCGCCAGAGCGCTGTACAAAGACCCGATGGAATTCATCCCTACGCATACCACGATTATGCACACTAACCATCTGCCCCGCCTGGGATCGATGGACGGCGGTACCAAGCGCAGGATAGCTGTCGCGCCCTTCCCTGCCACGCTTCCTCCGGATCAGGTGATCTCCGATTATCAGGGCATCCTTTTCCGGGACTGCGGGCCTGCCGTGCTGAAGTGGGTAATCGATGGCGCGGTTCGGTTTTACGAAAGTGGCTGCAAGCTGCCAATGGCCCGGTGCGTCCGGAGGGCTACCAAGGAATATCTGGAGAGCGAGGACTGGCTGGGCACCTTCCTGGCTGATACCTGCGAGGTTGGCGAAGGGTATGAGGCCCCTGCGGGTGAACTGTACCAGGCATACCGAGTATGGGCAGGGGCGAACGGCCTGCATGAAAAACGGGCGCGTGATTTCGCGGCGGCACTCGAGCTGAATGATTTTGAGAAGCGAACAGCGATGGATGGAAAATTCTGGAAGGGACTCAGATTGAAGAGCAGTATGTAGCATTATGTGTTATATGACGGATAATGACGGATAAATGCATATCTTCGTCCCATGAGGCTAATTTTTCCTTATAAGGGAGAGTTTGTATATCAGCCGTCATTATCCGTCATAGCTGAAAATCAAAGGGAGGCTTTGAACGATGATCAGACTACCACTTGTTGAACTGTTGGCGGGTGTTGCGGAAGAAGCCTGCGAGCTTGGGCAGGCCGCTTTAAAACTTCGGAGGGTCTTCACAGGGGAGAATCCGACACCTATGACCCGGGAGGAGGCCATCGATCATTTCGAGGAGGAGCTGGCTGACCTGGAGCTGTACCTGGACATGATCAACTACAGCCGGAAACACGTTAACGAGATTAAAGACCGGAAACTGGAGCGGTGGGAGGCAAGGATGGATGAGAGAGTCAGCAGTAGAACGGAAGCTGGTTAAGGGCATCAGGAAGCTGGGAGGCATGGCGTTTAAATTTGTCAGCCCCGGCCATGCAGGGGTGCCTGACCGGCTTGTCCTGCTTCCCGGTGGCAGGATGATCTTTGTGGAGCTGAAGACCACCACGGGACGCCTGAGTGCACTCCAGCTGGTTACGCATATCAATCTGACCGAGCTTGGCTTTCCAGTCCGTACCCTGCATGGGACGGAAGAGGTGGATCAGTTTCTGGAGGAGGTGATGTCCGATGCATTTCAAGCCTTATCCGTATCAGCAGGCGGCAGAACAATGGATTCTGGAGCATAAGCGGTGCGGGTTGTTCCTTGAAATGGGTTAGGGCCTGGGGAAAACTGTTGTTACCTTGACAGCTATTAAAGCCCTGATTGAGGATTTTGCTGTGAGCAAGGTGCTTGTGGTGGCCCCGCTTCGGGTGGCGGCCACCGTGTGGCAGGAAGAGACGCAGAAGTGGGATCACCTGACCAGCCTCCGGTGCAGCAAGGTGCTGGGAAGCCGTCAGGAACGGGAAGCGGCTTTGAGGCAGGAAGCCGATATCTACATCATCAACCGAGAGAATGTGCCGTGGCTGGTGGAGTATCAGGCTGGTATCTCCAAGGTGTGGCCCTTCGATATGCTGGTACTGGATGAGCTTTCCAGCTTCAAGAGTCCGAAAGCAGAGAGGTTCAAGGCCATGAAGCGGGTTCTTCCCGCTGTCAGAAGGGTGGTGGGTCTGACCGGTACACCGGCCCCTAACGGCCTGATCGACCTGTGGAGCCAGATATACCTGCTGGATCAGGGCAAGCGCCTGGGCAAGTTTGTGACCCGGTACCGGGAAGAATACTTCAGGCCCGGACACCAGAATGGATCCATAGTGTATTCCTGGGTACCGCTTGACGGAGCTTCGGAGCAGATCTACGGGAAGATTTCTGACATCTGCATGAGTATGAAAGCAGAGGATTATCTGACCATGCCTGACCGGATCGACCTGACGCAGACCGTGGTGCTTCCGGATGTGGCCCGGACAAAGTACGACCGGATGGAGCATGACCTTGTGATGGAGCTGTGCGGTGAGACAATCACAGCGCAGAATGCGGCTGTACTGACCGGGAAGCTCCTACAGATCGCCAGCGGGGCTATCTATGCGGAGGATGGAAGCTACGCCATCCTGCATGACGCCAGGTTGGACGCATTGGAAGACCTGATTGAGGCGTCCAACGGGGAGCCGGTGCTGGTCTATTATGCATTCAGGCATGAGCGCGACAGGATACTGGAGCGGTTTCCGGATGCCAGAGAGCTGCGTACTCCGAAGGATGTGGATGATTGGAATCAGGGACGGATTAGGATACTGATCACCCACCCGGCCAGCGCCGGGCATGGGCTGAATCTCCAGTATGGTGGGCATATCATGATCTGGTACGGTCTGACCTGGAGCTTGGAGCTATATCAGCAGGCGTGTGCAAGGCTGTACAGGCAGGGCCAGGATAAGCCAGTCAGGATTTATCACCTGGTGACTGAGAAAACTATCGACGAAGATGTGATCAAAGTGCTGACGGGGAAAGCAGACCGTCAGGATGCATTGATTAACGCAGTGAAAGCGAGGATTGAAAAGTATGAGAGCTAAAGAGCTTATGGAAAATGTCCGGAAAGCTGAAAGTGAGCTGGAATTGATTGAGGCCAAAAGAAGGCATTATTTGGCCCTTGGAGGCGTTTCGTCTTCCTGGGTGACCGGTATGCCGTCCGGAGGGCATGACGGCCAGTCTCGCGTGGAAACAGCAGGCGTAGCGATGGCCGAATTAGCTTCGGAGCTGGACAGGAAATCAGGCGAGTATCAGAAGATGATTCTGGGAGCTGAGAAGCTGGTGGAGCAGATTGACCAGGTTAATTTCCGGAAAGTTTTGACCTATCACTATTTCCTTGGCTATCCCATGCCGGAGGTTGGGAGCATGATGGGCTACAAGGACGATAAAAGCGTATACAGGGCGAGGAGCTACGCCCTGACAGCCCTGGACAAGATCATGAGTGCATAAAAAAGGGGCCGCCTCATTTCGAGGTGGCCTTCTTCATGTCTTCCCGGATCAGCTGCTTGATGTAGCCCTGGATGGATTCCTGCTTGTCGAGATGTTCAATCAGTTTAGCATCAGTGTTCTTACTGAGTTTCAGACCGTAGAACCTGGTGTTTTTCTTATCACTGGCCGTGTTTCCCATGTTGTCACCCCCTATTTAGTGTATCACGGCTGCCAAGCAGCTCCCTGCAAACCCGGAGCACCAGGGCATCGGTCATGCAGCCATCAGCTCCTACCATCCTGGTATCGTATCTCCGCATAGACCGGTCTTTGATCTCCCGGCGAAGCTCATCATCAGTCAGATGGCTGTAGCTCCTTTTGAGGTGTTCATAATCCATCAGCTTGTCCTCTCTTTCTCCAGCCTGGTGCTGGCTACGAGGCACCTCGCGGATGCCCCGTCTGCCAGGATCAGCGCTTCAGGATTTCCTTGGCAAGGATCTGAGCGGCTTCCTGAAATTCCTTCAGGGTGATTTCATTCCGTTCAAGGGCCAGGTGGTTGGCCGTGTTGAGGTTTTCGAGGGTTTCGCCCTGCTTCAGGAGCACCTCGAATGCTTTCGCATAATTCGTCATGGTTTTGACCTCCATTCTCATTCAGCGGCTTCCAGATCAGCTTTGATCTGGATGGCTTCCGGCTCAGTCATCTCATAAGCGCATAGGTTGTTTGACCACTCCTGACCGCCCATGAAATCATACCCCCTGAAGAATTCACCGGTTTCCGTGTTCCGGATGAGGCAGAATGTGTAATCCATGCTGACATACTTCACAATTTCGTACTTTGACATTGCTTTGTCCTCCTTCGTGGTCGTTGGTGTTGGGGTTTAACCCCTGTTTGCGAGGCAATCATATCACAGGGTTTAACCCCTTGTCAACCCCTTTCCGAAAAAATTTTTTTCGCTGTTGCAATACCACCACATTTGGTGTAGAATAGTAGTGGTTTAGAAGGTCTTATACAAGATGTTGTATAGGGCCTTTTCTTATTGCCGCTTGTCATAGAAAAGATTTATCGAATGGTAATCGGTATAAATTTGATCTATGGTTTTGTGGCATAGACATAAAAGAGAGTAACGGCCCCCCACCCTGGGCGCGAAGGGAGGTGATCACATGGGAGCTGCCAAGATTCCAAAGGACAAGACCCCTCGAAGGCTTAAGCAGTTTGCCATCATGGAAGCTAATGATGCTACGCGGGAAGAGAAGTTGAAGGAAATATTTGGTATCGATATGGCAACGGCTACGGCCCGTGAGATCAACAACGCTGATGCTACCATGAGCCGATGGAGACGGCACCCAGCCTATGATATAGCCTGGAAGGAAGAACAGCGCACCTGGGATTTCCGGGACTACGCCAAAGCTAAAAAGGTGCTGAGGAGTGGCATGAAGCAGAAGAGTGATCCATGGCTGGCCATGAACAGTGCCGTCAATACGCTGAGCACCGCGACCAAGAGAATCTACCATGACGAAGACAGCGAGTACACCGTCAGAATCGAAGGGATGCCAGAGCTCGGGACGCCTGATGATGATGGCTGATCCGGTATGGCAGCCTGGACGGATTCACCGGAATCATGTCAAGTGTTCGTGAAACAATAGTTTAGCGAATAGTTGAAACGCTGATTTTTGTCTGATCTGTTTAGCTGGCTAACCATATTTTACTTGCCATGCATATTCCTGCATAAACCTATCATGATTGCATGGTTTATGCATGGGTTATGCAGAGCATTATGCAGAGTATGCAGTGGATCATGTGGGTATTTGCCAGGGCTGCGGCCAAGGCCCGACCCCCACGAAGCAGGGGAAAAATAGGTGAGGCGGCCCTCCTCCCCCAGACCCCACCTCTGGGGGTGCAGGGGGGTCGGCCCGACCCTGGGGGGCTGAATCGTGCCAGAGACTCCGCGCCGCCTATACTATATACTATATAACCTCAGCCCCCTGATACCCTGATGCCCACCCCTGGATTAAAAATTCTAACAACTTCAGCAAGAGGTGATCATCGTGACTACGTATCAGGCAATCATGATCGATTTGCTCATTGTACTCGTTGTACTCCAGGTACTGGCACTCAGGAAACGGTGATTCCATGCCAGCAGTAGTTATCAATTATCAGCCCACGGAAAAGCAGAAAATCTTCCACGCGTCTCCCGCTAATGAAATCCTGTATGGCGGCGCGGCGGGAGGCGGGAAGACAAAGGCGCTCATCATGGACGCCTTTTTTCGTTGCCTGAAGAACCCCGGCACGACCGCGGTGGTTTTCCGGAGAACGTATCAGGAGCTGGAGGATACGGACATCAAAGAGGCAATGGCATCATATCCGGAAAGCCTCGCGGTCTACAATGCAGGGCGGCATGAGTTCAGGCTGGTGAACGGCAGCAAGATTCTTTTCCGGCACTGCGAGAACGAAGCTGACCGGTTCAAGTACAGCGGTATTGAAATCCAGTTTCTGTACTTTGATGAGCTGACATCTTTCGAGCAGGTGGTCTACGATTTCATCAAGACTCGTCTGAGAGCTAAGAAGTCCCTGGGCGTTGTGCCGATTGTCCGGTCTGCCAGCAACCCCGGCAACATTGGCCACGGGTGGGTGAAAAAGATGTTTGTGGACGCCGGGCCGTTTATGAGCATCCAGACGCAGGAGATCTATTCCGAGACTTTGCACAAGTCGCGGAAGATCAGGACGCAGTACATTCCGGCTCTGGCTATGGAGAATCCGTTTATCACGGATGACTACATCTTCGAGCTGGAGCAGAAGCCGGAAGCCCTGCGGAAGAGCCTGCTGGAGGGGCGCTGGGATGCATTTGAGGGCATGGTGTTCTCCGAGTTCCGGGACGATCCCGCGCACTACATAGACCGGCTGAACACCCACATCATCGAGCCCTTCGAGATACCGCTGGACTGGCCGAGATACTTCTCCTTCGACCACGGGTATTCCCGTCCGTTCGCCTGCCAATGGTGGGCCATTGACTTCCAGGGCCGTGCGTACCTGTACAGGGAGTGGTACGGGTGCAAGCCCCGGCAGGCGAACGTTGGTCTGGAGCTGACGCCGCGGCAGATCGCGGACGGCATCCTGGAGCGCGAGGGGCCAGAGATAGAGAACAACATCCCGGTGATCCGGACGGCTGACCCGGCCATCTTCGACCGATCCCGGGGTGACAGCGTGGCCGACCAGATGGCTCCGAGCGGCTCCCGGCGGGGCGTGGTGTTTAACAAGGGAGACAACACCCGGCTGGCGGGAAAGATGCAGGTGCATGAGCGGCTGCGGTTCGATGAGGACGGCAGGCCGATGATGTACGTGTTCAAGACCTGCCATGATTGGATCCGGACGGTGCCTAACCTTCCCTACTCCACGAAGAAGCCGGAGGACATAGACACGGAAGCCGAGGATCATGCGTATGACGCGATGCGGTACTTCCTGATGGATCACCCGCTGACCCCGACCAGGAAGCCAGAGACGGTGTACAAGCCGTTCAGTCCGTTCGATTGAGAAAGGAGAACACACAATGGCGCAATTCATTGTTGGGCTTGCAGTTGGAGCCGGTATGTGCCTGTTCGTCATTGTGCTGTTGTGTGCTGGAGGTGATGACCGATGACCGTCTTTAAAATAGATGCACATCCGAAAAAGCGTGATTCGTCTCGTTCAGACGCAAAGGAATACAAAACTATCCGGGAAGCTATAAAGGGCATAAAGGATTCGGTGCCACCGCCCTTTCCCGGTGGTAGGAGTCGAGGTGATGACCGATGACCGAGAAAGAGCAGCAGGCTCTGACAGAGGAGTACCTGGAGGAGCAGCCGCTGGACGAAGAAGACAAGGAGCTGCTGGAAAAGATCTATGACCGGCTGGACATCTTCGAGGAGATGAACAGGCCGTACCATGACGCGGCGAAGGAGTCCAGAAAGATTCTGCATATGGCCGATCCGAAGCAGGACGATCCGAAAATGACCCGGAAAGCCGGGAAAAAGACACTCCAGATGCAGACGCTGAAGAGCACTATCAATAACGTGGTGGCCGATCAGATGCTGTCCATGCCGGAGGCCAAGCTGATGCCGGAGACGCAGGAGGCCCAGGAGGCCGCTGACGATCTCCAGGACATGGTGCATTACGTGGTGTACTGCGCGAACAACTTTGAGCAGATGCACTATAGGCGCTGTGAGGACTTCTACGGCCCTGGGACGGCGATCACGCAGATTGCCTGGGATCAGGACATGAATTACGGCAGGGGCGAGATAGCGCTGCTCCGGTGGCCACTGGAAGCTTTCCTGTGGGATCCCACGGCAGACAACCTCCAGGAGTGCCGGGCCGTGATGAAGGTGGGCTGGCATCCGATTTCCTGGTTCCGGGAGCACTATCCGGAAGAGGGGAAGTACGTTACAGCCGAGGACGGTACACACAGCAACGTTGGCATGACTGAGGGCCAGACGGACGCGGAGCACGTGAGCGATGAGAGACGGGCGCTGATGATCGAATACTGGTGGCGGGAGTATAACGCCTCCACCCGGCGGTACACCGTGAACGTGGCCTACGCGGCTGGCGGGGCCTTGCTGGAGAAACAGAAGGATGTGTATGCTCATGGTATGTATCCTTTCGTCATCGATGTTCACGACAGCGTTGAGGGCAGCCTCGCCGGAGAAGGCCTGGTACATGAGCTGGCCCCCATGATGCGGTACATTAACCGCTACATGAGCTATATCGACATGAACCTGCGGATGAGTTCCAAGGGCCGCCTGCTGATCCGGAGAAACAGCGGCATCGACCGTGAGTCCCTGATGGACTGGGAGAACGACATCATTGAGGGCGATAACATCACTCCGGATAATATGCAGTGGATGCAGAACCAGCCGTTTAACGGCACCGTCGCCCAGATGATGACCATGCTCCAGAGTGACCTGAAAGCCGATTCCGGCGCTAACCAGTTCACCCGCGGCGAAACCACGGGCGGCATTGTCTCCGGTAAGGCCATTAACAGCCTGATCCAGGCTGGCGGCAAGATTGCCTCCATGCGGACGGAGCAGCTGAAGTACGGGTTCAAGCAGATCGTAGAGCAGATCATCTGGCTGATGGCTCAGTTCTACGACAGCGACCGGGTGGTCATGATCACCGGCAGATCCGAACGTTTACACCTCGATGTTGGCAAAATGTTCGGGAAAAAGACTAAAGGCGCTGTGAACCCTCCGCCGTATACGGTGCAGATTGAGGTATCCAGCCGGGATCCCCAGAGAATCGCCAACCAGAACCAGATGTTCATCGAGGCCTACAACATGGCGGCCCAGGCACAGCAGTTCTTCCCGGTTTCCGCGCTGTTCCGGATTCTGAACCTGGACGGCAAGGACAAGGTGCTGCCCGTGATCGAAGAGAACGAGCGCTATCAGGAACAGATGCAGGCCCTCCAGCAGCAGGTGGAGGAGATGAGTCAGCAGTTGCAGCAGGCGCAGGCCGAGAACCAGAGCCTGCGGAGAACGGCCTCCGACCTGACCAACACGCTTGCTACTTCGGGCGCTAAACGGACTCCGAGCAGTATGCAGGCGTCTCCGGATGACCCCAGCGCCATCGTGGAGGCATCGCGGAACACGCTGGGCGTACCGACCGGGATGCAATTACCGACCTGACGGAGGTGAGCTGAATGTATACCGGACAAGACCTGGCAAACCTGGCACTGGATATCCTCCCGAAAAGGTGGGGGTACATCTGGGGTAAAGCCGGTGTGAAGTGGACTCAGGAGCAGCAGGACGCCGTGGATAAAACCACGGAGAGCATGTATGAGTCCGCGAGGAAATACGGCAAGAAGTGGATAGGCCATTATGTGGCTGACTGTTCCGGGCTGGTGAAGTACCTGTGCAGGCAGCTGGGCATCACCGTGCCGCACGGGAGCAACTCCATGTGGAAAGGCTCGCTGTTCGAGCAGGGGTACATCGCCGGAAACTCCGTACCTCCCGGGGCGCTGGTGTTCAAGCTCCGGAACGGGAATGACTATTACCATGTGGGCGTCTACGTTGGAGATGACCGGGTGGTGGAAGCCAAGAGCACCTATTACGGGGTGGTTGAATCCCGGCTGAGTGACTGGACGCATTACGGCCTGATCAGGGGGATCGGTTATTCCTCCGACCGAGGAGATCCGGTGCCCGGCCTGAAGCCGGGGATTGCCTACGTGGATGTGCCGAATGACGGAACCGTGAACATCCGGAAAGGCCCGACCACCAATAGCACGAACCTGGGACATCTCCGTGAGGGAGACACCTGCGAGGTGACTGCCGTAGAGGGAGACTGGGCCAGAGTTCGGTACGTTTCCGAGGGTTACATCATGTCCAGATTTTTGGTGAATAAGGAGGTGTAGCCGATGGAATGGGGAACAATCGCCGCGGCGGCCATAACGGCCATGTGCGCTTTGGCAGGCACGTATATCAGCAACCGGAAGTCAACAGCTCTGATGGAGTACCGGATGAAGCAGCTGGAGATCAAGGTAGACAAGCACAACAACGTGATCGAGAGAACCTACAAGCTGGAAGGGCAGATGACCGAAGTCCAGCATGAGATCATGGATCTGAAGAAAGGGTAACCATGTGGGTTAAATGGAATCCGAATCCGAAACGATCCGAAGAGCCTGACTGCGTGATCCGGGCGATCTGCGCGGCCACAGGCAAAAGCTGGCATGAAGTTTTCTGGGATCTGTGCGAGCTTGCCGCCCATCAGTGTACTATGCCCAGCTCCAACTGGCTCTGGGGGCTGTACCTTAAACGGCTTGGGTTCAAGCCCTTCCTGCTCCCAGGAAGCTGTCCGGAGTGTACTACGGTAAAGGCTTTCTGTGAAAGGTTCCCGGAGGGCGTCTACATTATCGGGACAGGCGATCACGCGGTCTGTATCCGGGACGGACGCTATATTGACGCGTGGGACAGCGGGGACGTGGTTCCCGCCTACTTCTGGAAAGGATGAACAGCATGGCGTTGTACAACAATCCGTATATGCCGCAGTATGGTATTCAACCGTCCTACCAGCCTCCGCAGCAGAGCTACGCGCCAGCCCCGCAATCGTATCCCGGGGCCATTATTGGCGTGGACGGAGAAGCCGCCGCAAGGGCCTACCAGATGCCTGCGGGGATTCCTGCCGGGGTGCCCATCGCGCTGTGGGATACCAACGGTCAGTTCATTTACCTGAAGAGCATGAGCCCAATGGGGATGCCGAACCCGCTTCAGAAGCTGACCTACACCCGGGAAGAAAACCAGCAGCCCATATCCATGCTGTCCGGGCAGTCCGGGGACTATGTGACGAAAGCCGATCTTGAGAAGCTGAAGAAGGACATCCTGGAAGGGGTGAAAGCGAATGCCGAACCCGCTGTTTAACATGATCAACGCCTACCAGAAGGTGAACCAGATCATGCAGAGTATGCAGAACCCGGCGGCATTCGTGAAACAGCAGTTTCCGGATATCCCGGATAACATCCTGAACGATCCCAATCAGATTCTGCATTATTTGCAGCAGACGAGGAACATCTCGAACGAGCAGATTCAGCAGATGACGGGATCCCGATAATCCTGGCAACAGGCCCTGCGTTTTCGCGGGGCTTTTGCAATATACACCGATTACCGCGTTTTCACGGATCGATGAAAGGAGCTTTTCCATATGGAAGAATTGGTCGAAAACAATGTGACGGAAGCCGTTGAGGCCGACACTCAACTTGAGGCTCCCGCCGAGGATGCATCTGAAACATTGGACTCCGTGATGGACGAACAGCCGAAGCAGCCCGAAGCTGAGAATTCCGGTGGCGGTACCGAACCGGGATGGATCAAGAAGCGGGTGGGTGCTGCGGTGGACAAGGCCATCCGGGAAACGGAGCAGAGAATCCGGGCTGAGTATGACGCGAAGCTGGCCCCTCTGATGGAGAGAATGCTGGAGCAGGACGCCCGGGAGCTTGTGCAGAGTGGACAGGTGAAAGACCTGGAAACCGCCAAGGAGCTTGTGCGTTACCGCCAGGGAATGCCCCAGGCAGCTCCGCAGGAACAGCCCAGAAACGAGAAAGGGCAGTTTGCTCCGAGACAGGAAGAGGCCACTGACGCCACAGCCGACTTTCTGGCCCGTCAGGCTCAGAAGGTAAAGGCTTCCAAGGGCGTTGATGTAATGGCCGAATTCCAGAACAACGAGGAAACCCGAAACAAAGTGTTATCAGGGGAGTGGGATTTCTATGATGTGGCCGAATCTGTGTTAGAGCAGAAAGCCTCCAGGAAAGCACCACCTCCCATGCGCTCCTCCAACGGTGCGAGTGGAGCCGAAAAATCTACGATTGCCAGCATGACTGATGAACAATTCGAGCGGCTGAATAAACGACTTGAGGAGGGTGCGCGCTTCAAAGTGTAAAGGAGTGTGTGACCCATGGCAGTTTTTGACAACCTTAACTATTCCTACGATCAGGGCGTATCCCCTACCCTACAGGATTACTTCCAGAGGCAGGCCCTGAAGAACGTGCAGCCCAACCTGGGCTATGCCCAGGACGCTCAGATGATTGAACAGCCCGAGCACAATGGCAAGCACGTTCACTTCCACCGTTTCACCGAGCTTCCCGCCATCACCAAGCCCCTGTATGAGGGCGTGACCCCTGACGGCCAGAAGCTCCAGGAAACCGAGTTCTCCGTGATGACCAAGCCCTACGGCGGCTACATCCCCTATACGGATGAATTCGATCTTTTCCACATCGACAACATGACCAAGGCCATGTCCGACCGGCTGAACAATCAGGCCCGGCTGTCCCTGGACACCATCGTCCGCGATGAGATCAGCGCCGGTCTGAATGTTATGTATCCCGGCTCCGTGACCAGCCGTGCTGCCCTGGCTAAGACTGATGTGATCAACTACACCGTGATTAAGCGTGTTGTCCGTAAGCTGAAGAAGGCCGGTGCCCAGCCCTTCGCGGATGGTTATTATCATGCGAAGATCGACCATGACACCTACTTCGACCTGACCCAGGATACTCACTGGATCGATGTGGCGAAGTATCAGAGTGACACCCGGGTTCAGAAGTATGAGCTGGGTACCATCTACAAGGTGAAGTTCTTCGAAGTGGACAACGGCAAGACCTTTGCCAACGAAACTTACCTGTATGGCACCAAGACCGCCCTGACCGCGACTGCTTTCAGCGCCACCACCCGTACGATGACTGTTTCCGACACCATCAGCGAGGACGAAGCCCGTGAGCTGACCGGTAAGATGGTGTATGTGCAGTACACCAAGACGGTGGAGGGAACCAGTACGAATTTTGTGACCCCCATGTGCGTGGAGTACGTGGACGCCACGGCCAAGACGGTGAAGTTCCGCTGGGTTCCCGCCGCCACCACGGACTGGACTACCACGAACGCTCTGAAGATCGTCCCCAGCGGCGGCGCTTCCAACGGTGATGAAGTCCACGCTACCCTGATCTACGGTCGGGATGCTTTCGGTATCGTCCAGCTGGGCGGCCGCGGCACTCCCAACATCCAGACCATCGTGAAGGCCCCCGGTTCCTCCGGTGCCCTCGACCCGCTGAACCAGCGCGGCACGATCGGCTGGAAGGTGAAGCACTTCTGCGCTGCCATCATCCAGGATGACTTCATCGTCCGGGTTGAGCATGGCGTAAGCGATTAATCCCCCTGGGGGCTGTCCTGGTGATTCGGGGCAGCCCCCATTTTTTGAAAGGAGAACATCATGGCTAAGAGTCAGACGATTGCTGTTCCTGTGAAGAAAAAGGACGAGGACGAGGTTCGTGTACGCATTTTCCTGCCGAAGCGGGAGAATGACGATGCGACCGGAGTGGCTGTGGATCAGTTTGAGCACGTTTCCATCAGCAATGAGAAGGGCGATAACTTCATCCGGATCAAGCGCGGCGAATACGTGGATGTTACCCCGGAGGTATTCACTCTGCTGAAACAGCGGTACCCCAACCTGTGAGGTGAGACGCTATGACGCTTCTGGAGATTAAAAACCAGATCATGTTCCAGACGAACAATGACGAGGATGATATTGATGACTACCTCCCGTTTATCGGGGAGTACATCAATGACGGATATGACCGGCTGGTGAAAGCCTACGATAAGCAGCACGTGGTAAGCGCGAATACGGAATATCCCCCGCTGGTGGAGGACGAGGACACCCCGAAGACTCCGGAGTGGACGCACAGGTATCTGGCTGACTGGGCTTCCTGGCTGATTTACCGGAACGGAAACCCCCAGAAGCAGCAGCGCGGTATGCTTTTCCGGGAGTCCTTCCTGGAAGCCCTTGCCCGGATCGCGGATGAGGGCGGTAAGAAGGGCATGACGGAAGGGCTGGCCAGAAACTTCTACAACATTCCGAATTGAGGTGATAAGCAATGCCATATTCACCTCTTTATAATACGCACGTTGAAATTGATTCCTTTCGGGGGCTGAATCAGGCCGGAGACGGGCACAACCTGTCCATGCGGTATGCCACGGAAATGGAGAATGTCAACGTGGAGGGCGGTACCTTCAAGCCGATGCGCGAGGGTTCCATGGTACCGCAGATGCTGACGGCCCCCATCGGTACTCTGGCCTACCTGCACAGGCGCTTCGGGACGGAAACAGGCACCCTGCTGGTAGCCATCAGCGAGGGCAAGTTGTACACCAAGCTGCTGGATCAGGATGATGACTGGGTGGAGCGGTTCTCCGGGCTGAGTACAGATGACTGCGATTGGATCACCTATGAGGCCAATTACCGGGACGGGGAAGGCCTCGCGGAGCCGGTGGACATTCTGCTGTTTACGAACGCCATTGACGGGATGTTCTGCCTGTACGGGGATACGCAGGAAGTTGTGCCTGTGGAAACCCCTAAGAAGTTTGGCGTGATCGCCCGGTACAATGAGCGGGTGTGGGGCAGCGGCATCGCCGGTGATCCGGATATGATGATCTATTCCGCGCCGTATGATCCGTTTGACTGGGAAGCCCAGATTGAGATCCCGGAGGACGGGGCCGGGGATATCATGATTCCCACCTGGGACGGGGATTCCTTCCAGGCTCTTCGTCAGTATGGCTCCGACCTGATCGCCATTAAGCGTAATTCCATCTGGCGAATCTACGGCACAAATCCCGGCGAATTCACTGTTCAGCGTCAGTATGGCGGCGGTACTATCGTGGAGAACACGGTGGCCGTCTATAACGATGCCGTGTATATGCTGGGCGAGAACGGTATGCTCCGGTATGCCGGAAACGGGGCGGCACCCTTCCTCCAGGAACAGGTGCAGACTCTGATGCATGACCAGGTAAACCGCGATGCCATCGGGAAAGCTGTCGGCGCGATCCGGAATGAAACCTACTGCCTGGCGCTTCCCATCAACGGGAGCGATTACTGCAACGCCATCCTGGAGTTTAATACAGCAAGCGGCTCCATCGCCTTGCGGACGGGCGTCAGCGTGGACAGTTTCCTCCAGCTGGACGAGAGGCTTTTCTACACCTCCGGCACCCATCCCGGACGGGTCTTTGAGCTGCGGGACGATATCGGAAACCCGCTTCCCGTGACATGGATCAGCGGGTACCAGGATTTGGGGCTGAAAAGCTCTATTAAAAGCGCATTCACTCTGTACGCGATGGTTGACGCTGAGACACCTGTTGACCTGTACGTGGGCCTGCGGACGGAGAAGAAGCTGAAGCAAAAAATCTATACCGTGAAACCTGGGAAGCTGGGCAGGCTGCATCTGAATAACCACGGAAGAATATTCCGGCTGGAGATCAGATGTTACAGCGCCGTACCTTTTACCATTGCCGGGGGAATCAAACTGGATCTTGAGCTGGATCCGGATTAAGGAGGACGGACATGAGTACAAGAAAGACCGTTTCCTTCTTCCAGTATCCGTATCCGGCAGAACCACGAAACTGGACTGAGGAAGAACGGGCATACGGCAGGGGTCTGAAAAGGCTTTTCGACATCCTGTTTTCCCGAAAGCTCCAGAACGTGCTGATCGCGGACAAGGCCGTGGATGCCCGGACGATTGATGACGGAGCCGTAGGCTTGCACCACCTCCGGGAAGGGTTTGGCACAGATCTGGACATCACGGAGAATGAAAGCGTGACTACTCTGGAGACGGGTGTATCACAGGCCCAGAGTACCGCAGACGGTGCGGTGACAGCCGCGGCGGCGGCCCAGAGTACCGCAGACGGCGCTGTGACAGCCGCGGCGGCGGCCCAGAGTACAGCAGATAATGCCGTGACAGCCGCGGCCGCAGCCCAGAGTACAGCAGATGATGCCGTGACAGCTGCAACCACAGCCCAAAGTACGGCAGATAGTGCCGTGACAGCTGCAACCACAGCCCAAAGTACGGCAGATAGTGCCGTGACAGCCGCGACGGCGGCTCAGAGTACGGCAGACGGACTTACCGATCAGCTGATGCCAGTCGGGATTACCGTCATTACACCCACTTCACCGTCCTACGGGATGTGGTCGCAGATCACAGTGGACGGGATGACGGCCTGGACAAGGATAGCATAAAGGAGGACACATGGCTACATTGATAGACAAGGTATACTCGCTGACCATTGGGGTGCAGGGCGAGCATATAGCAAGACCGGTTGAATTTGATATGTCCGCATGGATTGAGCTATATCCGAACGCCCTTTTTTATGTCCTTTTTAAGCCCTACAACGCCATAGCCGCTTCCCCGCAGCTGTCCGATTACCAGGATGGTATTCTGACCTGGACACCTACTCTGGGGGCTACGGCTGTGGCCGGGGTCGGCTATACGGAAGTCCGGGCGATTGACCCGGATACCGGACTGATCCGAAAAAGCAGAATCATTCCGACAAGCGTAGAGCACAGCGTGACAGGTGTGGATTCGGAGGATCCCCCGGAGCCGTATGCGGACTGGGTGAACAAGGTTCTTCTGGCGGCAGACACATCCGAATCTGACCGGGAACGGGCAGAGATTGCCATGCACCGGGCAGAACAGGCCGCCCAGGAAAAGGGCTATATGGATTTGTGGATCAGCATGGAGGACGGTCATCTTTACTTTGACCGGACGGAGAACGTGGATAACATTGATTTCATCATCGATAATGGGAGGTTGATTGCGTTATGGCCGACAATAACACCTTGAGAAAAGACCTTGGCCCGGTCACCGCTTATGCGATTGCCGTGGAAGCTGGGTTTGAAGGTACCCAGGAAGAGTGGGTACGCCGGATCAGCTCCAGCGTTGACCAGCAGAGTTTTGACACACTGGCTGCAAGCGTAGCGTCTGGTGACGCAGCTCTGTCTGATAAGATTGATACCGATATTGGCACCGAAGCGGCGGCCAGAAGTGCAGCTGACACAGCTGAAGCCGAAGCCAGAAGAGCGGCTGATACGGCTGAAGCTACGGCCCGGGAAACCGCTGATACGGCTCAGTCCGGGCGAATTGACACATTGTCTGAAACTGTGGCTGGCAACGATGCGACTCTGCGGAACATCCTGGTACACAAGCCTGCTGACTCTTACTCTCCTGACGGCAGCAACGGGCAGGTTTTGATGACCCACGGAGATGGTACCACAGAGTGGTCGAGCTTTGGGCAGCCCACCCCTGAACAGGCCGCTGCCGCTGTCAGTGCCTGGTTGGACGCGCATCCGGAAGCTACCACTACTGTGGTGGACGGTTCTATTACTAAGGCCAAGCTGGACTCCGAGCTGAAGGATCGGGTTAACCTGGCTACTAACAGTCTTGCTCCGATCTTCCAGCAGGCCACAGCTAACGACCCCGGTACGTATGTCAGTATCGCGGATAGACTGTATTACCTTCCGGAGGGACACACGGCTGATGTTACGTGGGAAAATACGACTAAAGTTGAAGTCCAGACTACCAGTGAGATCAAAAATCTGAGTGATGATGTAACTGGATTAAAGAGCGCTTTAATCGAAACAGACAACCGCCTAAACTTGGTCACCGAACAGCTGAATAACCTTGCGCCTATTACATCAAACGAAAGCACTAACATTGGTGTCGCACGAACATATAATAATGGGCGAATTACTTTATCTGGAACTGCTACTGGGTCAGGTGGCAGAAATGCGGCAATTGTTTCGTTTGTTCTTCCGGCTGGCAGTTATCGCATAAGATTATTTGACATACAGGGACAAGCTCCATCTTATTGGTCTTTGCAAAAAGGGACAACTGTTTTAGCAGAAAATTTTACTTCGGCAAAAGGATTTACTCTTTCTGAAGAATCAACTTTACATATTGGCGTAAACGTAACTTCCGGGACCACCTATAACACGACCGCGAATTTGATGATCATAACCGGAATATCCGGCCCAGATGAGTACGAACCGCCTGTTTTGAGTGCAATAGATCTGGTGGCAAGAGATAACGATGAAAATATCGAAACTCAAATAGAATCTCTGGATGATAAGATTGAAACTCAAATAGAATCTCTGGATGAAGGAATCATCGGATTGAGTGTAACACTTCAGAACGGAGCTATCTATAACGATGCAACTACAGAAATCGGTATACGATTTGATTCAAACGTAATTTACTATATCTACAGTATTGAGCCAGTCACTTTCAACAAGGGTGATATCTTGCACATCGGATCTGGATGGCGTGTATTGATATTTTACCGTAGAAGTAATGGCAAATATGAGGCAACAGGTGGATGGCATACTTCTGACTTTGCATTTGACGCAGATGCGGTCTGCTATATCGAAATCGGGGAGAACCCGTTAGACCAAACAAAGAGAATATCTGTAGACGAAGCAAAAGTCAACGTAAGGCAGGAATCACGCATCCAGAAACAAATCAACGCAGTTACCGCTGACATCGAAGACCTACAAAGTCAAATCAGCCATATCAGTAGCGGCTCGGGCGGCGTAAAACTTGTGTTGAGCGGGAACGGCTTCTCAGTGAGTTCGATTTTTAACGGTGCTGAGTTAACGATTACAGGAAATGTTACACAAACCGATGTCGAAAACCCGTGCTTCGATCTGCAAGCGTATAGTGGTTCGTTTGTTAAAAACGCAGATGATGATATTTGCCCTATCAATTACGGAAGTTCGTATAGATGTGCGGGACACGGGAATTACGTTGCGTTTAATTTAACGGCAACAGCACACGGATTATCCGAGTCTGACATAGGAAAGACGTATACTTTAGACAATGTTACATGGCTACTTATGAAAGTTCCTGATGTGAATCATGTATGGGTTGTTTCCGTTCCGGCATCCCAGACTGGTTCTTTTAATACCAGTATTGCATCAAGCGGGACACTCGTTGGAACAAGTGGTAACATTGCATTTACCGCTAAAGAGCAAACACAGATCAGACCACAGAATATAAACCGAAAATATTTAATTCTTGCAGATGGGAAAGAAATTACACAAGATGGAACATATTACTGTGAAAAACTTGATTTAACCGAAACATATCAATCAAGCAACACTTACGAAATGGTACAGTACCTGATTGCTAATGTCGGCTCAAATACAAACAGTAGTTATTATAACAATTCCATTCCCGGCGAAGTGCAGTATGATGTAACTTATAGTTTTTATGGAAATGGCTCATGTTGTGTATCACATAAAGATACGATTCTCAGGGATGGCATTGTTTTTAGCTTTGATGGGCTTACACAGGTGCAGAGGTATGGAACGCATCCGTCTGCATATGTTCCGTTTACAGATATTGGATATCCTTATGAATTGCCAGAATCAGATTTGAATCTGTCGAAATCGCATTGGAATGATGCAAACTTCCCACCGTACAAGTATTATGAGTTTGACCCTATTACCGGGCTTGGATTTGGCGTTGCTTATGACATTACATTCGGCATGGGCATCCCGGAAATCCGAAAGGGCATAATTACAACTTCTGACGGTGCAGGATTCTATCATTATCCTGGATGGAAGATGTACCCGAAGTTTTATAACAAAGGGGCTACCTTAACAAAGGGAACTGTAATCGCTGGAAACGTTTGCCGAATCCCGGTAAAAAAGATTGGTAACTATGTAGCTTACTGGTGGAAAACCAACTCTGCAACCTTTGTGGAAATCGAAACGTTCGGGGAGTGTATGGTAGAAGTTGAGCTTCCATCCGATGCAGTTGGCAAAAATGCAACGCTTGTCAAAGCATCGGAAACCATCCCGTTTGACGATACCGTCATAGCTTCGACTTTTATGACGGTTTATGCGAGCGGGGTTGGAAGTGCGACAATTAAACTAACTTAATAACAATATGCGTGTTGTAAAGATACCCGGATATATTTCCGGGATGGAAGCATACCAGACCTTGACTCTGGTGGAGTCGGTTCGAGTCCGACCGCATATTGTTTTAAATAACACAATAAAGCAGAAAAGGCGGTGAAGTGGGGTGAATAATTTGAAATTGTGCCCGTTTTGCGGTGGCGTTGCGAAATTGAACACACCGGGCTATGAATATTATTCGCCATGTTGGTGTAAATGCACGCAATGCGGAGCAGAAGGTCCAACGAAATCGTCCGAATTAGAAGCTGAAAAAGGATGGAACGAAAGGGTTCAAGATGACATAGAACACGCTCCGACCGAACGTTTGGAGAAAAAATAACACATTAGGGAAGAGGAGGAACAATGGTAGAGGATATGTATATCCGCGCGATTGCGAAGGAAAGCACAAGCATTCCAGAAAAACAGAAGCAACGCATTCGAGAGCGCTTCACCAAGAAACAATTGCTGTTTGAGAATCGCAGATATTATTGCCCACATTGCAAAATGCCAACACCAAAGATATCAAATTACTGCTGCAATTGTGGGCAAAAGGTCACGCTGGAAAAGCCTGCAATGGCTGTTCTTGATTAAATAGGAGCTTAGAACATGATTGATCTTGGGTTGTCGGAGGAATACCTGTCAGGATACAAAGCTCGATTGCATGGTGAACCATTCGATTCGAGCAAATCTGATGAGTGGCAGATGGGTTGGATGAATGCTCATCAAGCGTTGAAGTGTAAATAACACTTTAATACAGATCCCCCGGAATAAAAGCTCTTCTTCCTGAAGGGCTTTTATTTATATTCCCGTTTCCTTTCCGACCAGTGAAGGAGGTGATTCCGTTGGGCCATTAATCTCGTCTCTCTGTTTACTCATCGACCAAATAATATGGAGGATACGAAAATGAACGAAAATGGAAATCAGATGGTAATGCCTGTCGCGCCTTTCTATGGTGGCGGGGGTGACGGTATGTTCGGTGGAAACGGTGCCTGGTGGATTATCATCCTGCTGGCTGTCCTGGGCTGGGGCAACGGCTTCGGCGGCGGCTTTGGCGGTAATGGCGGCGGTTTCTTCAATGCTGATGTGCAGCGTGGATTCGACCAGAATGCTGTGATCAACGGCATCAGCGGTATCCAGTCTTCCATCAATGGTGTTCAGACCTCCCTGTGTAACGGCTTCGCCGGTGTGAACCAGGGCGTGGCCAACGGCTTTGCCCAGGCTGAGATCGCGGCGAACGCCCGTCAGATGGCTGATATGAATCAGCAGTTTGCCCTCCAGAGTGCCCTCCAGCAGTGCTGCTGTGATAACCGCGCCGCCACGGCTGACCTGAAGTACACGATGGCCACGGAAGCGGCGGCTACCCGTGCCAACTGTGACGATAACAGCCAGAAGATCATCGACAAGCTGTGCCAGCTGGAGCTGGATGGTGTGAAGAACCAGCTCGCCCAGGCGCAGCGTGAGAACATCGGGCTGCAGAACCAGCTGAACATGGCCGCTTTGCGTGAGTCCCAGACCGCGCAGAACGCATTCATCCAGCAGGGCTTCTCCAATGAGGTGGACGCGCTGTACAACCGGCTGAACAGCTGCCCTGTGCCTACCACTCCTGTGTACGGGCGTACCCCGATCTTCTCCTGCAATAACAACGGCTGCGGATGCAATGGCGGTTACGCCGCCTAATCCGGGCTGTTGAATCTTCATTTAGGCACATTTAGTGCCTTTTTCTTTACCGATTTTGAAGAAGGAGATGATCTAAATGGCTGAGTTTGTATATAACGAGATCCAGCTCATCCAGCCCGGCGCTCCGGCGCTGCTGGATGACGGTATTCGGTGTAACCGCGGACTGGTGCTTCATCGCCCGGGAAGCGGCATCCTGACCCTTCGGGGAGCCAATAACTTCGCCCGTTACCGCGTGCAATTTGACGGGAATATCGCGGTTCCTGAAGGGACTACCGTTGGCGAGATTCAGCTCGCTCTGGCTATTGACGGCGAAATCGTGCCGACCAGCATCGCGGCGGCAACCCCTGCAGCCGTTGATACCTACTGGAATGTGAGCGGCTTCGCCATTATCGATGTGCCTGCCTGCTGCTGCTACACCGTTTCTGTGAGAAACGCTTCTGTATCTGCTACCCCTGCTACCACCCCGGCTCCCGCGCTGAATCTGCGGAACCTGAATGTGGAAGTCACCCGTATTGCATAAGGAGGAATTCTACCATGTATGAGAATATTAAGAAGGCTCTGTGTAAGGAGCTGGAACAGATGGACAAGGACATGGAGAACAACTCCAAGATGTCCGACAGCGATCTTCGCCGGTATGACATGATCATGCACTCCCTGAAGAGCCAGGCCACCTGGGAGGCCATGGAGGGCCAGAGCTACGGCATGAGCTATGACGGCGGGGCTTCTTACCGCCGTGGCCGTGACAGCATGGGCCGCTATACCAGCCGCATGGAGCAGCCCGATCCCATGGGAGGCGAATACGGATATCCCTTCCCGCGGAACTCCGGCACGTACTACGGGCCGCGCTGGTAATCATTCCTGAGAGGGGGTGGGTGCTTCGCCCACCTCCTCTTTATCGAGTATAAGGAGGATCAGAGAATGAAATGGGACTGGAAAGAGTGGGCCAAAGCAGCGTTTATCCGGGCGATCAAGACCTTCGCACAGACAGCGGTAGCGAGTATTTCTGTGGGAGCAGCGATATCGGAGGTAGACTGGCTCCGTGTACTTTCTGTGAGTGGGGTGGCCTTTGTCCTCAGCTGGCTGACGAGTCTGGCGGGGCTGCCGGAAGTGGAAACGAGGAGTGATGAGTAATGCCGAGCTATTACGCCCCAAGGACTGACAAGGCCCTGCAACAGCAGGCCCAACAGCAGTATCAGTCTTACTATGACCAGCTCCGACAGGCCGCCCGGCAGAAGTCAGAACGGGAAACCACGGCCCTGGAGGGTCAACGGGCTGGAATCCAGCGAAGCTATCAGCAGCAGCTGGACGAGTCCGCGAAGCAGTACCGCCAGGCCTATTCCCAGACCGACCGGGAGACGCTTCGGCGGGGTATGCAGAGATCGAGCTATGCCGCCCAGCGGTTGGCTAACGTGCAGCAGGAAGGCCTCGAAGCCGAGCAGAGAATCCGGGAGGCCCAGACCAGCGCCGAGGGTAACCTGGACGCGCAGATCGCGCAGATCTCCGGACAGCTGGCTGACACGCTGGCCGGGTATGATGCCGGTCAGGCCGCCGATGTCATGAAGCGCTATAACGAGCTGCAGTCCGAAGAGTATGAGCGCGGACGGGAAGCCGAGCAGTATGCGGAGTCTATCCGGCAGTGGCAGGCCAACTTCGACCTGGGTAAAGCCCAGGCTGATCAGCAGGTTGCTCTCAGCGTTATTAACGGTATCGTGGCTAACGGTGGCGAGGCTTCTGATGCGCTGCTCGCACAGGCCGGGATCAGCAGAGAGGACTTTAACGCCATGAAGAAGCAGGAGGACACCGGTGGAGGCGGCTATTACGGCGGCAGAAGCAGCTCTGGTGGTGGTCGTTCCGGCAAAAAGACATCTACGACTACACCAGGCCCGACTGATTCAGCGTTGCAAAGTCTTCTTTCTGGAGGAAAGTTAGCTGGTAAGGCCACCGGCACAGGTGGGAGCAGCTCTACACAGAAAGACAGGCTGAGCAGTACAGGCGCTGGCGTTAAAAAGAGCAGTAGCATTCTCGAAGACAAAAAGAAAGCTACACTTACGAAGTAATAAGGTTTTACGGAGGAGGATCACATGGCTGGTTGGTTAGAAACAGCAGGACGCCGCATCAAGGATGGTAACGAAAAAGTTTACTCAGGCAGCACCTCAACGGGTGGAAGCAGCTCATTTGGCGGCGGCTGGTTTAGAAGCCCCGAGCAAAAGAATCCAGAGCCAGCCATTAAATTGCCGGATATCAATACCACTCGGGGACTTTTGGCGAGACTCTACCAGATGGGAAGCACCGACCTCACCAAGGCGCGGGACGGCCTGACCATGTTCGAGCAACTCCGCATGGATCCCACCTCTATTTATTACAACCCTTTCGCCAGCCACACTAACCGGGCGCTGGACAACCTTCGGGACATGGGGCTGGAGATCGATGAGATCAATGACGAGTGGTTTGCGGCGAATGCCTGGCTGAAGCAGTATTACAAGCCCACGGCGAACACGAATAGCCTGTCATCCACTATGACCAATAAGCGAGCCAGCCCGGAAGAAAAGGCCGCTTATTACTATAACCAGCTCTGGATGGCCGAGGAGAGCACGAAAAAGGCTGAACAGGAATGGGCTGCTCTCCAAAAGGAGCTGTCCTACAAGGCTTCCCAGGCCGACCGCCCCTGGTCGGATGATGACCTGGTTAACAATATCGACTGGAAGAAGTACCCCACCCTGGCCAAGATGGATGAAACCCGGATGCAGGGCACCCCGATGGAGCTGAACCGGGGTATCGGATACAGCAGGGATGCCCTGTACGGGGTCATCTGGGCCGCCCGAAATGACGGCGGCACAGGCAACCTCTATCAGGATATGATCAACAGCGCCCTGGGTACCGGAAATGTCTATCAGCGGGATGATATGCTGGCCGCCAAGCTGGATCCCACCAGTGACTCCTATGCTCCCTATACCGTGGGAAGCACGATGGATAAGGAGCGGGAGTATTTCGGGATGTCTTCCTTCTCGAAGGAATGGATCGAAGAAAACAGGTACCGGCTGAACAGCGCTGACAAGGAAGAGCGGCAGAATTATATCTCTGTTCTGGAAGCCGATGCCGAGACAGATCTGGCTGACGAGGAGCTAACACAGTTTAGAAGCAGGCTGGAGAGAAAGGTTAAAGGTGGCAAGGATCCGGAGCAGGCTATAGACGAGCTGCTGGAATCCGGCCTCTATCCCACCCTGCTGAAGATGGACAGAAGCATTAAAAACGGGTACGTATCCAAGACCCAGGCTACCGTGAACACCACCCGGAAGGTGGACTATGACCGGAATTCTCTGCTTGAGTGGGCGCGGGGTATAGCCAGCGAGAAAGACGGGCAGGATACCGGGTCAACTTATGCTGAATCCATGACCGGGGCCCCCCAGGGCGAGAAGGATACCACGATACCTAAGATCACGGTCACCAAGTCTGAACCCGGCGAGGTTGACGCTGTGACCGGCGCGGACATCTCCACATCGCAGACCAAGGTTATCCCGCCCAGCACACAGGATAGTACGGGTAAGCGTGTGCAGGAGCCTAATGACGGAAAAACCTCTGCAGGTACCACCGTGCAGGGTGGTACGGGTGAACGTGTACAGGAGCCGAACGATGAGATCGGTCAGTTCGGGAAGGGCAACATCGATCTGTGGAACCGGCCTGTCGTAACTAACGCAGACGGCACGGTCAGCACCATTCGCAGTATTTCCATTGAAGAAGACGGCAAGACCATCCTGATTCCTACCGTGGTTGACGGTAAGGTGGTCAGTGATGAGGAGGCCGTTCAACACTACGATGAAACCGGCGAGATGCTTGGCGAATTCAACAGCGAGAAGGAAGCCCAGGATTACGCCGATAAGCTGCATGACCAGCAGGAACGCTTATACGCGCCTGAAAATACCCTGACTCTGCCCTGGGAAAGCTCAGAAGAACAGGGAGCCGCGGACGCCCTGGCAGACGCTCCCAAACTGGCTGCCGGGGAGAAACGCTTTTACACCTTCACCGATCAGGATCGTAAGGTGATGCGGAAGTGGGGCCAGATCGTCCAGGACGGATACGATATGGCATCTGATGCCGGGGTGCTGACGGATACCGAGGATGCCGTGCTATCCACGGCCAGCGCGGAAACCGAAGTCGTGAAAGAAGTGCTGAACACCACCCCGGCTACCCAGCTGGCTGATAAGAGCACGGTCAAGACCGCCCGGGCGAATGCCGTCAGCATGATCGGCTCCAAAGCCGGGGCGTTGCAGAACGCCGCCGCGATGGAAGAACTTCCTCTGGTGCAGGAGCAGATCGCCGCGCTGGAAGGAAGCATCGTTGCCAGCGAGGACGAGCTGGATATGCTGAACATGGTTCGGGATGCCCAGCCCGACTGGCTCATACAGGACTTAGCTAAGATCAATAACCCCAACGCCTCCAGCAGAGAGCAGACCGATGCGATGCTGGACATTTACAAGACCGTTACCAAGAACCCGGGGTATGAATACAACTCCTCAGACACGGAAGCCCTGTCCAAGGCCCAGGCATGGGCTGACTATCTGAACTCTGACGGCCCGATGATCGAGACAGCTTACTCCGGCGAGAATCGGGACGAGGATCTCCGCAGGCTGAGAGCCAGAGAGCAGGAGCTCCAGAACACGATTGACAGCACGGCCTCTGACGCGGCGGCCTACGATGACACTAAAGCATGGTTTGATGTGGTTCTGTCAACCTATGACAGAGCCAGGGTGGATACCTCAGAAATTAAACTGGCCCAGGGTGTTTCTGACTATCTGTACAGTATGACCATCTATCGGCCCACAGAGCGCACCGGGAACAGCCTGTATCAGGATTTGGAGCAGAAAGGCGGCACCCCGGAAGAGATCGAAGCCAGACACGCAGAGAACCATGAAAAACTGCTGGACGCATACTTCGTCCGGGATCAGTACATCCCCCAGAACGGCTTACAGGTTCCCCAGGATGCCCTGGACGGACTGAATCGGGAGATCGCCAGACTGGAGCGGGACGAGGAGGACTGGGAGTATTACAGTCTCAGAAGCCAGCCGAATTTTGAGGAGCTGGCCGCCCAGGGACAGGCCATGGAAGCCGACTACGTTAACGCCTACATCCCGGGAACGGATGCGGACAATGTTAATATAGAGGCCACCGGTCTTAACTTCGGGCTTAACGATGCCTATATGTCCCATCTGCTTACACCTGAAGAAAGAACCACCTACTATTATCTGTTTGCCCGTGACGGCGCTGACGCCGCTCATGAGTATTACTATCACCTCGAGGATCAGGACTACGGTGTGCTTACCACCCGGTCAAGGCAGGAAGCAGAAGACCTGGCAAGAGACTTGGTTAACAGCGGGAGAGCCGGGGGTATACTGGCTAACGGGATAGCCGTTGGCATGGCTCCCGTAGAAGCCGTAGCCGGTGGACTCTATATGCTGAACCGGCTGTATACTGGAAAAGAGTATAACCAGGATGCCTATATGCTGAAATACGGGCATTATTCCGAGGCCACCCATCAGGCTACAATGGAATCCATCCTGGATGTAAACGGAACACCTGACGGCAAGGGCGGTAAGACGCATAATGCCTGGAGCCAGGTGGTATCTGGACTGTATGAGATCGTCTACAACCGTAGCCGGAGCGCGGCGAACGCGGCGGTATTCAGCTTCCTTGGCGGTACAGGCATCGCCATGCTGGACGAGTTTGCCGGGGCCGTGCCTATGGCCATCGGAGCCGCCAGTATGTCTATCGCAGACGCAAAGAAACGGGGCGCTTCGGACGGTCAGGCCTACGCTATCGGTACAGCTACATTCTTCGCTGAGAGCCTGTCTGAGGCGATCACCGTCAGCAACATCAAAGACATTTTTGACGCTGAAGAGGTAACCGGCGCTACCATCAAGGATGCTGTGGTTAACTGGTTGACCAGTAGTGGCGTGGAGGAGATGGCCGGTGAAAGCATCACGGACATCATTGAAAACCTGACTGACGAGAATGTCATGGGTGTTCTGTCCAACCATGCCGATGATGTAGCACAGTATAAGAAGGATCATCCCGGTGCATCGGATAGTGAAGCCGAGGAAGCTGTCCGGCGAAACGAGCTGGGCAACCTGCTCCACACTGCTATCATCTCCTATCTCAGCCCCGGTCTGGATGTCGCGGGAACCGCTGTGCGGTATACTGGGCAGAGAGTGGGCTACTATCGGGATGTGACACGGGATCTCCAGGAACGCGGGTATAACGTTAGCATCCGGGAAACCAGGAAAATGCTTGAGGGCGCTAACCAGCCGACCACGGCTCAGAGAGAACAGAGAGCGCCCCAGGCACCAGCTGAGACTGCTACCACGGCTGAGACTGAGACGGTCACACCTGCCGAGGCTGAAGCTGTTACCCCTGCCAATGAAGAAGCAGCTGGCGAGGAAGAGAAGCTCATGTCCAATGCCGCTGTGCTGGAATCCGTCAGAGGGACGGACGCGGCCACCCAGAACGAAGCTATCGTTAAAGTGCTTGACCCCGGAAGCGGCGAGACTGAGTTTAACCTGGCGAATGCCGCAGCTCCCGGCCTGCGGAAACTCTTTGGAGGGCAGGAGGGCGCTATCTCCGGAGTGAAAGCCATCCTGAGTGGTGCCTACGGTGCCGGTGAGAAGAGCGAGCTGGTTACGGCGGCTCTGCGGAACGCGGGAACCTCTCCCAGCAGCGAGGCCCGGAAGGTGATCGAATCCGCGGAATTCAGAGAAGCTACCCCGGAACAGAAAGCCACCATGCTGGCGGCCACCGTGGAAGCCGATTCCGTGAATGAGGCCGTCAGGGCCGAAGCTACCAAGTCCGTGATGGAGCACAGGGTGGCTGTGAAAGAAGCCGATGCCATCGCCAACGGTGCCCTGCAAGGTGCACAGCCCTCTGTGGACGCTGCCAAGACCGCGTCCCGTGACGCCCGGGCGGCAGAAGCCCAGCTGGAGGAGAAGCAACAGGAAGTACAGGCCGCCCAGGAAAGCCTGAAGACGGCTGAGAAAGTCCTCCAGAATGACCCCAGAGAGGGCGAGGCGCTGATGAGAGACGCCGCCCAGGATATCCGTAACGCCCGGACGGTGGAAGAAGAGTACACCCAGAAAGTCGAAAACGCCAAGAGAAAAGAGCAGGAAGCAAAGGCCAAAGCCACCAAAGAGGTTGAGCAGGCTATGGACGAAGTCCGTAAGCAGGCTACAGCTGAAGTGGAACAGGAAGACATCGCCAGAGCCGAGCAGGAAGCCCAGGCGGCTGAACAGGCCAAGATGCAGGCCGAGGCTGACGAGGCAGCCAGAGTCAGGCAGGAGTCCGTGGACAACGCTTCTGACGCTGACTTTGAAGCCTATATGGAGCAGAACAACCCTGACGCCACAGAGGAAGAGAAACAGCACGTAAGGGAGATCTGGGACAGGGTTCAGAACGAGAGTCAGCAGGCCCAGGCTCAGACCGAGGTTACCCCGGAGCAGATGTCCGTGGAGGACGAAGCTAACCGGAAGAAATTCCTCCGGTCTGTGGGCCGAAAGTTTGGCTATAAGATCGTGGAAGTGGACGAGATCGAGCACAATGCGAACGGTGCCTACGACCGCGACACCAACACGATCCGGCTAAACAAAAATGCAACCGTTGGCGATGCCATGTACTTCGTGCTTGGCCATGAGCTGACGCATATCACCGAGCAGGCCGGGGAATACAAGCCCCTCGCTGATCGGCTGCTTGGTATGTTCTACGGTCAAAACGTAACCTGGGATGGCGTCCTGGCTGATCTCAACGAGGGCAGAGCCAGCTCCCCGCTGGCCCGGGAAGTCCTTAACAAGCTGAACACCTATCAGAAAGCTACCGGGAAGACCGAGGCGAACGACTATTACTTGCAGGAAGTGGTCGCGGACTGCATGGGCAAGCTGCTTAGATTCGATGCCCAGCATCCCGAAGCCCAGCAGAGGCTGGTTGAACAGCTGGCGGCTGAAGATCCCAGCACCGCCCGGAAGATTCTGAACGGCATCAAACGCTTCCTGAAGAAGCTGGTCGGTGCCCGTGGGGCATGGCAGTCTGATATGCAGGCCACCATGGTGCTGTTCGAGAACGCCCTGAAGAACGCTAAGAAGACCACCGGAGAGACTAAGCATTCCATCGGAGCTATAGACGAAACCGCAAACATCCTGACCGACCGGCAGGGCAACGAGACTGCCGCTGAAGAATTCCGAGGCGGTACCGTAGCCATCGATACCACCAGGTATAGTCTCAATTCCTTTGACAGGAAAGAACAGGCCGCTACCAGACGGGCGTTGTTAGATGTCAGAGACGCTAACGGGAAGCGCCTGTACACCCCGGAGCAGGTGGACAAGTATATGCAGGATGCCCTGGGTATCGCGTCCATGGTAGCTGTTGACCGCGGAAGGCTGGACTATGATGTAACCGATCCTGAGAAGTCTATGGTCAAACCGAACGCAGACTATGGTGCTTCTATCGATGCATCCACATTGTGCGCGAAGCGGCTGCTCTACCAGGGAACCTTTGATGCCATCCAACACGCTTTACCAAATACTCCCCTCCTGCCGGGTGATCTGATTAACCTCGCTAACATGATGCGGGAGATGGGATACGAAACTCCCTGTGGTATCTGCTACGTGGAAAGCCGGAGACGGACGCTTGGGCAGGAAACCCAGAAATGGCTGAACACCTATGAAGGTGAATACAAACCGAAGATTGAAGAGCTGACAACCTCTGACGGGCTGGAAACGCTCCGTAACGAGCATCCGCAGGCCTATGATGACTTCATGGAGGCCATGAAGAAACTGAATCAGCGTAACCCGAAGGTGGTGCAGCTCCGGACTGAATACCGCGGGGAGATCAAGGATATGACGGAAGCCGCTGTGCAAAAAGCCATCAATCACGGTGGACTTCGGCTCCAGAGCTTCAGCGACTTTGAAACTCCTCACCTGTTGGATATGATCCAGGTTGTGTATGATATGGCTTCCAAGGCGCTGACCTCTCAGGCATATACAAAGGTACCGAATTTCGCTTGGGCCTTTGGTGATACCGGGATTAAGATCAATCTGAGTGAAATTGCCAGAGGTGCCGGGTATGCCATTGAAGGTGGGCTTTCCTTTAAGGAACTCGCAGCTATGCCCTATGAAGAGGCTAAGAAGCTGATCAGTATGCTCTATGACGATGTCGAGGGTATGAAGCACGATGAAGCTATGGCGCTCCGCAATCGGTACGGCAAAAACGTTGGAACCATCATGGTCGGCAAGAATGATGCACACATCATAGCCGCTATGGGGGACAGCGAGATTGACTTCATCATCCCCTTCCACAGATCTGGATGGACGAAGAATGAACGCAATCTGATGGAAACCCTGAAAGGCTATCAGGATTATACCAACGACCAGAACGAACGGAAGATTCTTGCACGAAAAGCGAACGGCAAAGGCTACAAGACTGTACCCGCGGCGAAGAGTAAGATTCATAACTTTGAGCCTGTTGGCGAAAAAACTGCAAACGGCAAAGGCCGCAATGGATACTGGGATTTCACTAAATCCGGCAGAGAGAATTCCGAAGTCTATCTGAAAATGTGCGAGGAGGACGGACGCATCCCGAAGTTTAGCCGCTTCCTTGTGGATAACGGTGACGGGAGCTTCAGCCTGCCACAGGGTGACGATTACAGAAGTACGGCGATCCGGGAAGGATACTGGAAGACGCTGATCGATTTCAAGATGTACGACAACACCGGGGCTGGTTCTCCCCAGACTGCTGTTACCCCGAACGTAAACATGGATCAGGCTCAGAGGATTCTGAACGACTATTCCTTGGACAGAAATGGCGTGACGAGGGCCAGCAACAATTCCCTTCCTGTCGCGCAGGCCGTTGTAGACCGGTTTGTGGAAGAATACAAGAAGAACCATCCCCTGAGAGGTGGACGAACCAGGTATAGTCTGCCTGCTGTTAATCCTGTACAATCCAGCAATGCCTCTGACGCCGATTATCAGGAAACAACCCGGTATAGTCTGCCCGAAGGTGATGCTGAAGCAGAAAGACTTCTCAATCAGTACCGGGCTGCCCAGCAGGCAGAAATAGATCTTCGAGATCGGAAAAAGCAAATCGATAATAGTGACGAAATGAAATCCTGGGTAAGCAGGATGATGGCAGCTCAAGGGGATGATCTAAAAGCCTTACTCGCTGAATATAAACAGTGGGAAACGGAAACCGGGTATGCGGATATTGCTAACGCATACGAAGAAGCTAAGAGGGCAACAAAGGACACATCTAAAACGTATGACACCTACGTAGAACAAAAAAACGTTCAAGAGGAACAGGAAAAAATAGCTGCTTCCGGGTTGTCCGAGCCTGACTGGAGACGAAAGGAAGCTGTAAAGGAATTCGGGTACACCGCCAATGTAAATGAGGCTGGGTATATGCTCCCCAACGGTAAAATGTTAAACTTTACCGGTGAAAAAGGAAAGCACTATGGATACCGCGGACAGGATCATCGAGCTATTGGAACGATCTATGCAAGTCGAGAGAAACAGTTTACCGCTGCTATGAATGCATTCATGAATGACGGTAACATCCGGTTGATGCCCGAATCACCCGGGATTGACCTCTCAAACGCGATAGAGCCTACTCCTGAGCAGTATTCGGGAATAAGAAGTATGATCCGCTCACTCGCTAATAAAGAATACTTCAGCGTAGACTTCTCTGATCAAAACGGAAATAACATAGGGAGCTTGGAATATGAGGGCCGTGTTCGTCCGGACAAAGTTGTGAACGATATAAAATCTTTCTTCCAAACTGGAGAAGTCCCGCAACAGAGCAGCCTTGACAGATTCCGGTACTCTCTCCCCTCCGATGCTCCCTACATGGCCGCTGTCGAACGTGGTGAGCTGGATCAGGCCCAGCAGATGGTGGACGAGAAAGCCAGAGAAGCAGGGTATGACACAGAATACGTAGCGTGGCGTGGAGACTCCGCTCCGTACAACGTACTCGAAGCAGGCGTCAACGGTGGAAATCTTGGAAGCGGTTTATACTTTACTCCGGATCGTTCATACGCGGAACGCTTTGCTTCAAGAAACAGCCCTGTACGAAAATTCTATCTTAAAACTGATAGCACGTTCAACTACGATGATCTCGCTCAAGACTTTAACGAATACGCCGCATCCTGGCTTGAAGAAAACGATACCGGGGAAAGATTGGATACTGTGGACGAATACACCTGGTCGTCAATCTGGGATGACTTCATTTCTGAAAATGGTTATGACTCTGCTAAAGCAACAGGTGTCGGTGGTATATCGTACGGTGCAAGAGAGATAGCTGTGCAGAACAGCTGGCAAGCCAAGCTGGCTGACCCCGTCACCTACGATGATCAGGGCAACATAATCCCGCTGTCTGAAAGGTTCAACACCAATAACGATGATATTCGCTACAGCATCCCGGACGATACCGTGCTGGAGCAGCAGATCAGGCAGTACCTGGCCAACGGTGGGAGCCTGAATGATGCACCGACTGAATTTACTCCCGTTCCTGACAGGCCCCAGAAACAGCGCCAGTATGGCAGCGCAAGGGCCGAGAACATTCCGCTGTGGCATGAAGAAACAATCAGACATCTAAAGGAAAACAGCGGGTATGACCCTGACACCAATGCGGAACAGGTTGACCGGGCTTTTAGCTGGATCCAGAGCCACGCTACGGAAGAAGACCCGACTGGATACTATGGAGCCGTAGCTGAACTGGAATCCCCCGAATTCAACTTTGCAACAGCTGACGGACAGGCCCGGATGATCATCACAACCGCTATGGCTTCGGTCAAGGCTCATGACGGAGATCCAGCCGCCAAGAATGACGAGCGGCAGCTGAATGATCTGTTTAACAGGCAGGGAACTACCCTTGCACAAGCATTCCAGGCAAGACAGATTTACTTTATGCTTACCCCGGAAACCAAGCAAAACACCTTCCAGCGTGAAATCGATAAGATCAACGAAGACTACAAGAAGAAGGGTAAAGACATCCATGTTGCGCTTCCGAAAAACCTTATGGATGAACTCACCAACGCTAAAAACAGTGAAGAGCTTGAACAGGCCCTCGATAAGGCCAGAAAGAATATTGCCTCCCAGATGCCCGCTAACTGGAAAGAAAAGCTGCAGGCCTGGAGAATGTTTGCCATGCTGGGCAATCCGAGAACACACATCCGAAACATCCTTGGCAACGCTGTGTTCATGCCTGCGATTGGGATTAAAAACAAGATTGGCGCTGTTGGGGAGATCCTTTCTAAGCAGGAAACCCGTACTAAAACAATTGGTCTTGCAAGCCCTGAAGCGAGAGCTTTTGCTAAAGCCGATGCCAGTACCAGAGAAGTGAAAAGTCTCCTTACCGGAGATAAGAAATACTCTGAGGGCAGTAAGATTCAGCAGGAACGCAAGATGTTCGGGCAGGGCAGCGGCCTTGTATCTAAAACGGTTGGAAAGACTGTACAGGCGCTATCTGATTTCAGCAGTACCAAGCTGGAGCAGGAAGACTGGATATTCCTCAGCAGGCATTATCGAAACGCCTTGGCCGGTTATATGACCGCGAACAAGCTGACCGCGGAGGACATGAAAGGACAGACACTCGTCAATGCCAGAACCTATGCAGTGCAGGAAGCAAAGAAAGCTACATACCGGGATGCGAATGCTGTTGCTGATTGGCTGAATAACATTAGTAACCCGGCTGTTAAATTTGCCGTTAACGCGGCGCTGCCGTTTAAGAAAACCCCAGCGAACATCCTAAAACGAGGCATAGAATACAGCCCTGTCGGACTCATCGATGCTCTTTCGAGAGGACGGAGACAGCTTAAATCCGGGAAGATTTCCGCAAACGAGTTTATTGATAGAATATCTTCCGGGGTAACCGGGACTGCGATTGCGGCGCTGGGCGCTGCACTTTCCAGCCTTGGAGCTGTAACCACCGGACTGGATGATGACGATGACGAATTCAAAAAGCTACAGGGTGAACAGGAGTATGCGATCAACCCCGGTAAAACTGCAAATGCTTTCTTGGGACGGTTTGGAGTACCGAAAATCTTTGGCGAAGATGTCTCTTACACCGTTGACTGGGCGGCTCCGTTGTGTATGCCGTTCTTCGTAGGCGCGGCCATCATGGACACCTACAAAAAGCAAACCAAAGTTAATGTACCCGGTGTGCTTGACGCTATTCTCAGTATCACGGAACCTGTGTGGAACCTGTCCATGCTGGATGGTGTAAACAGCTTACTCGAAACAAGCCAGAACGTAAACGGGAATGCCTTTACGCAGGTTGGAGAAAAGCTGCTAACAAATTACGCAACGAGCTATGTGCCGACCTTCGTTGGTCAGGTTGCCCGGACTATTGATACCACCCGGAGAAAATCCTACGTAGAATCCGGAGCTGAGATGTCTACCCTTCGGTATGCACTGGAAGGCTTGGAAAACAAGCTGCCTTATTTCAGCACCAAAAACATCCCGTACAGAGATCTATGGGGCAACCCTGACACCAGTGGACAGGCTGAAGCGGCTATCGAAAACTTCATCAGCCCCGGTTATGGGAATATGCTGAAAAATGATCCTGTGGTTACCGAGCTGGAGCGCATTTACCAGGCTGACGGTCTGACGGATGAAGAACGGAAAGCTGTGATCCCGAAAGCTGCTGGCAAGACGATCAGCGGCATGAAGCTGAACGCAGAGCAGTATGACCAGTATGTGGTATCCCGTGGACAGACCGCCAGAGATACACTGGAAGCTCTGATGGAATCCGAATACTGGCAGATCTGCGATGACCCGACCCGGGCCAAGATGGTTTCCGAGGCCTGGACATATGCCAATCAGCTTGCCCAGCATGAGCTTACCGGAAGGAAGCTGGACGGCTGGGTGCTGGAGTCCGGAACCGCCGGAAACGTAGTGCAAAACATTGTTTCCCGAGCGGCAGATGACAACAAAAAGGCCTACATTGCCGGATACGGTCAGGGACTTGCGGAGGCCCTGGACGCTGACAACAATGAGGACTTTGAGCTTTGCCTGACAGCCCTGGAAGACGCTGACGCCACCCCTGCTGAGATCAGAACCCACCTGAGAAACTACTTCAAGCCTCGCTACCAGAGTGCCTACATGGCCGGTGATGAGGATACGATGTACGATATTCAGGAAAAGCTGCTTCTGGCAGGCGTAGGATTCAAACCTAAAGACTTCAATTCCTGGACACCCGGTGAGCCTGACGAAGAGGAGTTTGATACCAGCTGGCTTGGCAGGTAACTACTCCCAAACTACTCACCACAACCTTCCAACCGTTGAAAAGAAACGGTTACCAGACCCCTGCTAAGGGAGTAGTGCGGGTGACCGCAGCCCGGGTTCAAATCCCGGCTTCTCCGCTGAAACCCCGGAATCTCAACGGTTCCGGGGTTTTTCATTGCTTTAATGCGATACAATAATATTCACATTGAGACATGGTAACTACTCACCTGACTACTCACCAAACTACTCACCAAGCTGTAAAGGGTCGTTGGAAAACCGTTTTTATGGCTAAAAATAGTACAGGGGAGTAAAAGGGACACAAAAGGGAGCTCTTTAGGGAGCCCCCTTCGTTTTTTCTCAATACACGCAGTCTCTATGTGAGTAGTTTGAAAAATATTTTGGTGAGTAGTTTTCCGTTGTTTGAGTTGTTTTCAGTTGTTGGGAGTAGTTTGGTGAGTAGCATCGCCTTCTGAACCTATAAGATTCAGGGCTTTCCGAGCTGCCTCATCATCCGGGTGGACATATCTGTCCATCATCTTGGTAGAAGACCAGCGCATGATCCTCTGGACGGTCTGCGGGGCCACATTGGCTGTGATCGCCAGGGCCGTGGCTGTGGTGTGCCTGCAAGAGTATGGCGTCAGGTGCCGGGTGATTCCCGCATCCGTCAGGGCCTTGTAGTAGAGATTGTAGAAATCCTCCTCCCCCATCGTAAACAGCCTGCCCTCCGGATGCTGGGTGATTAAATCCTGTAAGAGCGGCACAATGGCATCCGGGATCAGGACGGACTTCTCTTTTCTCTCTTTCGTCTTCAACCCTACACCGGTGATCTCCTGCTTCTCCATATCGATCATAGAAGCCTCCAGGCGTCTCATTTCGCCCGTCATCATCCCGGTGTAGATCATGATCAGCGGGATGGCGGTATCCGTCTTCCCAGCCTCCCAGGCCGTCCACAGCAGCTTCTGCTCGTCCTCGCTGAATGCGTCCCTGTGCTTTTCCTCCAGCTTGGGAAGCTCAATCAATCCGGGAAGTGCCGGGTTGGCATTCCCGTCAACAGCCGCCAGCCGGAAAAGGTGATTAAGCAGTACACGTACATCACGTGCGGGATAATAGGACTTGCAGGAATCACTCACGATGGCCTGCAGCATGGGCACGGTCAGCTCGCTGATCGGTTTGGTGTGGATTTCCTTTAGCTTGTTGTATGCGATCTCATAGGCCCGGAATTTGTCCTCTGAGATGTTAGCCCCTCTTCCCTTACAGAACGCTTTATAGTAGTAGGCCACCGTTGGCACCGGCTTCTCGTTAACCGCCTTACTCAGCTCCGGAAGGGCCAGGACGGCCTCCCGTTTGGTGGGGTATGTCTTCCTCTTATATATGAAAGAACCGTTTTCCCTTGTACCTACGACCACCTGGGCCGTCCACCCTTTCCGGTCTTTTCGCTGGTACACCGACCCGCTTCCCGGTGTTCTGGCCATTCACTTCACCACCTTTTTATGCTGTCTCAGGATGTCCAGAGCTACACCCTGATACACTTCATCTGCTTTCCGGTACGCATCCAGCAAAGCTGCTTCGTCATCTGTAACCTGTCGCATATAAATGTATGGAATGCCGAAATCCTGTTCTGTTATAAGCTGATCCGCGTCAACACCAAGCTGTCCGATTAAACTGCATAGAGCTGTAAAAGTTGGCTCAGACCTTCCGGACTCATAATTTGCAATCGCAGTCCTTGCTATCCCGGTGCGTCTGGCAAGCTCATCCTGTGTTAATCCTGCCGACATCCGGAATGCTTTTAGGTTCTTTGCGAATGTTTTTGACACAAAACCACCTCCTTTTGATGCATTTTAACACAATGTTACGATTTTTGCAACAGTCTTGTAAAATTTGCCTCTTGTGCAAAAATGTGACAAGTGATATTATGCTTTGTGTAACGAAGAAGGCCCTTTGAACCGCATGATGGAAAGGAGGATTATTCCGGAGCATCAACCCCGCGCAGGGCCTATTTTTGTACCCATCAATGTCACAGATTGTGACAAGCGGAAGGAGGTGAACCTATGGGAATCCTAAACCGAGAAACCCAGACAGAGAAGACTATCACGTTTCTCCGGGAATGCGGGCCAACGTGCTCCTCCCGGGAGCTTGCCAAGGCTCTGGGAGGCCAGCCCTACTACTACAACATCCAAGCGAAGAACGGAACCTTGCCCTTTGAGTTTATGTGGCGCGGACGGGCGCTGCGAATCTTTACCGAGAGTGTGATCAAAAAGCTGAAAGGAGATTAACCGGATGTTTACCCTGAATATCGCCGCCAACACCGCAGAGGAGCTGCGGCTGAAGCTGCTGGACATTGTCGATCATTTCAAACTGTGTAATGTTCAGAAAAGTCCTGAACCACCCAAGGAGATCAAGCCTGTGATATCTCAGGCCCAGATGGAAGAGAACGTGAAGAACGCTCCCATCCCCCCGATTCCGGAGCAGCCCAGCATCGAAGAGGTGCGGACGGCGCTGAAGGAGCTGCGGGAACGGAAGGGTGCCGGTGCCGTCCGGGAACTGCTGAAAGCCTACGGCGCTGATTCCCTCACACAGCTCAAGGAAGAGGATTACCTGGGAGCGCTGGCCAGAGCCAAGACGGAGGTGTGAAATGCCGGACAAACATGCCGTGCTGGGGCCGAGTAAAGCCCACCAATGGCTTGCCTGTCCTCCCAGCATCCGGTGGGAAGAGAGCTTCCCGGAGCCGGAACAGTCCGAAGCCGCGGCGGAGGGTACGCTGGCCCACGCGCTGGCTGAGAACTTCATGCAGAAAACGCTGGCGGGAAAGCGGCTGACCGTACCGACTAAGATCAAAAACGACCCGCTCTTCAAACCTGCCATGGTGGAGCACGTAGAAGTGTACTGCGACACCATCATGGAAGTGTTGACAAAGATGCGACAGGACGGAGCTGATCCAAGCATCTTCCTGGAGCAGGAGCTTGACCTGACGCCGTGGATCCCGGAGGGCTTCGGAACCGCTGACTGCGTCCTGATCGGGAACGGAACCCTGCACGTTTTTGACTTCAAGTACGGCAAGGGCGTCCCGGTGGATGCGGAAGACAACCCACAGCTGAAGATCTATGGGCTGGGTGCCCTGAACGAGTTTGGGATGCTCTACGACATCGACACCGTGACCCTGCATATCATTCAGCCCCGGCTGAACTCTATCACGGAGTGGTCGATCAAAAGACTCATTCTGGAACAATGGGGCTTTGCTCTCCTCGAACCCAAAGCGAAACAGGCTTTCGATGGCGAGGGCGAGTACAACCCCGGTGAAGATCAGTGCCGGTGGTGCCGATGTAAAAATGTATGCAGAGCCTACAACACTTTCATGCTGGAGTCCGCGAAAGCCCGGTTTAACGATCTGGGTGAGGAGAGACAACCCAACGAGCTGTCCCCCGCAGAGATCGCGGAGCTGCTCAAAGTGGTGGAGGAGATCAAGCGCTGGGCCACCAAGGTGGCCGAGTACGCGCTGGATCAGGCCCTGAACGAAAAAATAAAGTACCCCGGATTCAAATTGGTATCCGGTATCAGCCGCCGGAAGATTACTAAGGAAAAAGAAGCCGCTGACGCTTTAGCCAAGGCTGGCTTCTCCCCCGCAGAAACCATGAAGCTGAAAGGCATTGGTGATCTGGAAGACCTTGTTGGTGCGAAACGGCTGAATGAATTGATCGGTGATTACATCGTCAAGCCCGAGGGAAAGCCAACACTTGTACCTGAGAGCGACAAACGACCTGAGTTAACCGGTTTCGAGATTTTTAACGAAGTAAAGGAGAATTGAGAAATGAGTAATCATGAATTTAAAGCCACCGAAGTGGTAACCACCAAGCCCGTCCGTCTGAGCTATGTGTACCTGAACAGCCCCCGGAAGAATGATGACGGGTCTGACGGCAAGTATGGTGCCACCCTGCTGATCCCCAAGACCGATAAGGCCACCATCAAGGCCATCAATGCCGCTGTCGAAGCCGCGAAGGTTGAAGGCGCTGGCAAGGGCATCAAGGGAGCCGACAGCTTCCAGTCTCCCCTGCATGATGGTGATGGACAGCGCCCCCGTGGCGGCGAGTACGGCCCGGAATGCAAAGGCATGATGGTGCTGAACACGACCAGCAACCGGCGTCCTGCTGTGTGCGACCGGCGGCGGCTCCCCATCACCGATCCGGACGAGGTTTATTCCGGAATGTGGGCCAACGTGTTGATCAACTTTAACTGCTTCAGCGTCCCGGGCAACAAGGGCATTTCCTGCTATCTTAATCTTGTGCAGAAGGTGCGGGACGATCAGCCCCTTGGCAGCGCCGCTCCCAAGGCAGAGGATGTATTCACGGCCATCGATGACGATGATGACGATGATCTGGGACTGTGAGAGGAGGATCACAATGAGCTGCATTATCAAAACCTATAACGAAGGTACCCCTATCTATTTTCACAAACTGTGCAGGAGGGTATACCAGCAGGAGAAGACACCCGCATTCCGGGGAGAGATCGAAGATGCCTATGTCTTCGACAGCGTGGAACGGGCAGAACGGATGAAGAGCCTTATCCTCGAACGCTATCCGGACATTAAGCTGGAAATCGAACAGCTAAGCCTGCGTGGCCCGGATGGCTTCGTCCCGTTGGAGAATACCGTTAACGCAATGCTCTCTGAGGATTTCCGTCATCGTCTCTGGGCTGAGTATGAGCAACTGAACACCCGGCGACACAAGCTGAAAGAGTACCGGAAGAAACTGATGGAATCCGATGATTCTGATCCTCTGGAGGTAGAAGTAGTCACCGATCAGATCGATGCCATGCACACGTATATGATCGCCA